GTTCCTATTGACAAGCCGTAGAAAAAAGAGCCTTATCCGATTACAAATAAAACTCTACGTTTGGTTATTCTATTTGAGTATCTTTCTCAGTAGATCAGTTTGCTGATTCGTGAATGATCTGTTCAACTTGGCTAGCATTTGTATTAATGATGGGCGAATTACCAAAAGAGTCTTTCTCAAAATCTTTTTGACGCTTCTCTAACATCATATTACCGTTGGAAGCAATTTCGATTACAATACCAATTCTTCCGTCGTCTAATCTGACAGTATCATATTCTTGGATTTCGCTTGCTTTCATAGTATCTCACCACTTTCTTTTACGGTTGTTGACATAAGCTGTAACAAGACGTGAGTGCCCATTTTCTGCAATCCATCCCGTTAAAACAAGATGCTCCTGCCGGTTAGGGCCTTTGATAATTAGATTAACCTCGTATCTTTCACCACCATTATAGCCTTTGCCTTTAGAAATTGCTCTTGATGAGAGCACCTTTTGTTTAATCTGGTTAACAAGTTGCTGGGAATCCTTCTTCTCATAGCCTAATGCTGATTTAAATACCCTAGCCTTATCGGCCCCATTCTTGCTCGTTGGGTCTAACGCATAACGGCTAAACTTCTCAACAGGGACGACCGCGTTAACAGCATCAGGTAACAATTCTTTGGATTGGCCTTGCGGTATAACACTGCAGCGGCAATTAGGATGGCTGCTATCAGGTATTTCAGGTACATCATCGATTCGATAAGGACCAAAATCTGCAATCTCTTGGCATTTACTGCAAGCCCCTGGTTCAGTCACCCAGTCAACCCATTTGACTCCTTGCATCTTGTACGAAGTAACATCTACTTGCTGTTTCATTCGGGCCGACTCGCTACGAATTAACCGCTTGGTTTCGTAGCTCATCTGTTCAGCCCGGTCCGCAATCGACTGGTTTGGCTTAAATTGACTGGGATTAGCATGCTTATCCAATAGATTGGGAAGGTCATCAAGTGATAGTCCATGCTTCAAGCTTTGATTAACCAGATACTGTACATCACCAGCTAATTTATCGCTATCGACCCACAGGTTGGCGCTCCACTGTTTTCGAGTGCTTGCTTGAGTAATTACACTGGTTGATTCTCCAACCTGCTTAGGCGCTAGTTTTAGGGCCTTTTTAAGGCGTTTCACCTCGTCTCTGCCATCGGATTCAATACGTTTCTCAATGGTTCGCTGATTCTTAACTGTTAGCCCGATAACACCCAAGGATAGAATAGACCCAATTAGCTGCTGTCGATCAATACCGGCTATATAGGTTTGAATTTTGAGCCTATCTTGAGCTTCTTCAGGCCAATCACTGGTGTCCCCCAACGAATCTAGTGCTTGCTTCCATTGTTCAAGATCCCACCTAGAAACACGAGTCATCGTTTGCGACAGTGTCAGGTCATTCTCATCAGCATACTTCTGATAGAAGGCTAGCAGATGATCACGAACATAACTTAGCAATTCGCTATAATACTGATCACTTTGCTTGTCCATTTGATTGTCCAGTTGAATCAGCTGGTTCATTCGCTGACGTTCTTGCTGAACTGTTATTGTTAGCGGCATTGCCATTAGCTACACCGCCCTTCTGCTGGTCAGTCAGATATTTCTGCATTTGGCCTTGAGCATCGTTGGCCTCCTGTTTCTGCTGCTCCTTGAGACGTTCCACCGCCTTCTTAGGATTATCAATTGCTGACAAGAAGCCTAGTTTAGTCTCATCATCAACCTGACCATTCAATTTATTGACGGTATCCGCTTCTTCACTAACGTTGTGAGGAATACTTTGTTTGTGGTCAAAGGTTAAGTCACTAGCTCGTAACCCTGGTTGATTCCAAACAGAAAACAATATCGTAAATAGCTGACGCAACGCCTTGTCCATCTTCAATGACTTAGTCCGGGCCTTAGCCTGCATGGGTTGATAGCGCTGGAGCAATGCAACTCCGCTAATGGACTGTGCCGACATCCCCAAACTAGAATCATTGAGGTTAACCACCTGACTAATCTGATAGACCAAATCAATCGCCCGATTTAAGAAGTTCTCTTGCGTCTCATCGTTAGCATCAGGCGTCAGAAAAGTAACGTTAGGCTGAGTGGAAGTCTCGCCACTAAAAGCCCCACTATCAACTGGATACAAGTTAATCAACCGATTGTCACGAATATCCTTAATCTGTTCTTCACTTAGCTTTTGTCCGGTCACTAACAGATAGGCATCAGCAAATGAACTAATGTCGTTCGTCTTGGAAGACAAGACGTCATCAATTGCATCAATCAGGCTAATCGTGTCATCAAAGATGCCAGTTCGCTCATCATCTTCCGCAAACTCAATTAGTGGTAGAGCGGGGAAATCATGCATGTCTGACTTTGAAACTGTTTCACTATCGTTGCTATCTGTATTAGTGACCTGAACACCCTTATCACCTTTCTTAAGTTCAAAGTTTGCCTTAGGCGTGATAAGTGTTGGCGTCGCTCCCTCGTCACCCGTTGAATATCGGATACCGAATAGTGGGACATGCTTCACACTGTCGTCATAGACCACGATAGTATCGCGCGGTGAACAAGTCGTGAAATACAATTTGCCTTCATCCAAATAGGCGTAGATATAGGAACGGCCAAAAATGTCAGCTTGCTTGGACCACTCGCTAAAAACATCAGCAGCATCATTATCATTCAACCAATCTTGAATTTTTTCATTGAGAGTATCATCATCAACCCCGTTTGATTGGTGCTTAATTGATACTGGTTCCCCACTAAAATAGCCGTTAAACGTATTAACCAACTTCTTCGGTAAGTTAATCACCAATCGGTGGTCAGGCTTGTTTAACGGCTTCTTATCCTTATGAATGATGTCATAGTGGCGCCCCTTGTAGTAGTCCCGCTTCATCCTATACTTGGTTGCAATATACGCATTGTGGTAATCCACGATGCTAAAAACATCATCCAAATTCTTCTGAATATCTTTGTCTCTCGGATACAAAAACACATCGTCATCCGTGACAGAAATATCACCAGACAATTTGATATTATCTGAGCTTGAAAGGTCTTCTTCCCTTAATGGCATACCACTGAGGAGAAAGTCCTGATTATTTACTGCATAGAATTGTTGAGCGTTCATTATGTCCCTCCCTAGTAGCTAGCTGCCGTCTGCATGCCAGAACCATTAATCTTTGGTGCCAGAACTTTCATACAGAAATAACGTATCGCGTCCATCGTGTGATCATGCTTTTTGACAACCTTGTCTTCGCCATGTTCTGCTGCTTTGTCATCCCAAACATAACTAGCCAATTCCTTAAAAACGTTATTAAGTCCCGGTGTAAGCAGGAATAAACCATTACTCATAGCTGACTGAGTTATCCGAATACCGTCTAGAACGTCATTGTTGGCTGGAATGACAGTAAATCCACGTTGCTTGAGTTTGATAGCAAAGTGGACAGCTGATGGGTCAAGAATGATTGATGCCTTAATCGGCCCAAGGAATCGTTCCAAATCATCAGCATATTGGTCATCACTCTTCTGACGGTTATTAGAAGCTGCACGAGCGTTGTAGTAGTACTCTTTCAAGCAATACCAAATTCCATTAGAAAAACCCCACAGTAGAAATACTGTAGGGTTCAATGCGCCATAGTCAGACGACACCACATATCTAGTTATGGTTCTTGAATCTGGTGGCTTTACAACCATCTTTTGTTTATTGAAATTGTCATAAATGATTCCATCACTAAGTACCCACAGGCCTTGGATAAATCGTTGGTAGAAAACACCCGTGTACATACGTTCGTATCGGTCAATGGTCTCCTGAGACAGTGATGGATTATCCGCCATTGTGAAATGAATGTGCATAGCCTTGTGCTCCTCCAATTTATCTAACCACTCCAGCTTGAACCAGTGATAAGGTCCAGCCGGATTGCAATTAAACCAGAACTTCGCACCGTCAATTGATGCACGGGCTGTGGCCTGGTTAACAAATGACTGTGGCATCAGTGCAACTTCATCAAAAAAGAAGCCAGCGACCGTAATCCCTTGGACCAGGTCTTGGCTTCCCTCATCTTTGCCGCCAAACAGGAAGAAGTAATTAGTGGTTGTCCCATGAGTGATAGTCAGTAAGTTCTCTGACCGTGAGTCTTTGACGTGGTAATGTCGTGCCTCAAGCATGCGCTTAAGCGGGCGAATAACGTTACGTCTCAATGACCCAATGGTCTTACCTGCAATACCGAATTGCTGGCCCCGATAGTTTGTCATGGCCCACAGGACATACGACATTGACATAATCATGGTCTTACCAGCACGGACTGAGCCATCGCAGATAATTGCTTCCTTGTCACGACGATTCAACCACTCTGGGTGTTCACTGATTGTAACATCAAAGTTTTCGGTCTCGAAAGCTCTCGGGTCAATCCACCAACTCAGGACATCAAGCTGCTTATTAGAGAACGGTGCGTATTCAAACCGTGCTTTCTTAATACGCTCACTCCCTTAATTCTCACCATCTCCGCCATCCTCATGTTTTTTGTGCTTGATAGCCTTACCAATAGCACCTAGGAAGCTATCATTCTCAATATCCGTGTCAATTGGTTCAGGCAGCCGGTCTAGCAGCTCACGCATAGCCTTTTGATTGTCATGAAGTTTAACTACTAGGCCATCTTTGCCAGTATGAATATCCTGAATCACGGACCAATCAATCTCATCACTCGGCTTCAAAAAGATATCCGTAACGTGACGGGTAATTGGATTGTCGTCCGTATCAAGCCGCGGCATCCCCTCACTGTCAGTCGCCATCTCTTCATGGACTCGATAATCCATAACATCCCCAAGTGAAGCAAATGCCTGTTTGGCGTACTCTTTTAGAATGTCATCGGCAGTTAAGTAAATATCGGCTTGCTGCTGTCGTTTTAACTGCTCGATAAGCTTCCTGACGTTAGCATTAGTGAGCAGACGACTCCCGTTGGTCTTAGCAACATCTGTCTTGACGTGATACGCCTTCTGATAAGCCCAGGTCGCATTGTAACGCTGCAAATAGTAGGTACAGAACAATTTCTGCTTCTCAGTCAGGTCACTGATATCAATAACATGTAACGCTGCAGCGGCATTGCGTTGCGTTGCAATGTTTTTCGTTTTCGTTGCAACGTCATTGCGATTATCAGTATCTGGTGGTGCTTCACCCGACCGAGACCAGTGCTCACGACTCTTACGACTTCTGAGCGTAGCCACCTTAACTCCATACTTAGCAGCCAGCTCTTTGGGAGTCGACTTGGAGGTCTCATAATCCTTTCTGATTTTATCCCAGTCCATTAAACATCACATCCGACAGCTAAACGCTGGTATATGGCGGGGTCATTTCAACGCCCGCAGTTTTGCATGCAAAATAGAAGGCTTGGTCGTCACTCAGGCCTACATTAAGAGCTTTTGTGTACGCGTCAGCAATAATATTTACCGCATTAGAAACCGTCTGGTCCATCGTTCCGTCAGCAATTTCTCGCTTCAGCGCCTCAGCGCGAACCGCATCCTCGTTTCCAATCTGACTAATCTTATCGTCAAGCTGAGCAATAAATTTATCCTTACTTGTCATATGAATCCTCCTTAATTATCAACGACAATTTGTCTAGATAACCGTGAACATTACGCTACCTCGCTCTGGTGCGTCAGGTACCTTTTGTTGGAACACTTTAAACTCTTTCTGAAAATCAAAATATACTTCTCGTAAACCGTATCTTCCCTCAATTAAGTCCATAGCTGTGCGATACCATTTATCGGTCGGACTAATCTCAACGCTCACTACTTCACCCGGAGAACGGAACATACTAATGTCATTAAGCATTTCTCTTGTGTGATCCAAAAGCTTTTGACGATTATCATTGAATTGCTGTACCTGATACTTATTTTTCACCACCGTTACTTTCACAATTCATCTTCCTTTCGGTAATCTCGTTCACAGAAAAAGCACCACTCTTTTGCGAGTGATGCTTGATTCAAAATCTGAAAATTTAAATTTATAAGTGTCATTTACACTATCTCTTGCAGGATCTCCTTATTAGACAAGCAAATTAAAATGTGGAATAATACTGTTGTAACAAATACATTATGGGAGGTTATATTATGAGTCTAGATGACAAGATTGATAGCACCAAAGATAAGGTAATTGGAAAAGCTAAAGAAGTTGAAGGCAAGGTTACGAACGACAAGGCCCGTGAAGCTGAAGGTAAGGGTCAAGGTATTCTAGGTAAGGCTAAAGATAAACTGTCAGATGCCAAAGATGCTGTTAAAGATACGGTTGATGACGTAAAGGAAAAGTTAGATAAAGACGATAAATAAATTATCATTTTTAAGAAGACCAAAATCTGGTCTTCTTTTATTTTTTCACGCTTGTTACCTTTTTTTCCACACTGTAATACGCGGCTTATGTGGTCGCTGCGGCTTTTTACGTTGCCACCGTCCATCTTTAAGCTGTCGCTCTAACTCGCCCAAACAACGCGCTTCTGTGCGGCTGACTAGGCCAAATTTTGTTTTGATCATTCTGGCCATGCCGGCCACCTCCTATTTTTGGGCAAAATAAAAACGCCCCGTAGGACGTTATACGTTTGAAACTATACTTCCAATTTTGTTCTTAACGCTTCAGTTAATACCTGGGAAACATTAATTTTTCGTTCCTTAGCAATTACATTTAAATACTCTGGAATAGTCACATTTTTGCGAACGGTTCGCGAATACTTAATACGAAATTCTGCTAAGTCAACTGAGATATAAACCAAAGATTCTCCATCTTCTAGTTTAATATCTTCCGGATTTGATGGTTTAGGATAGTCCGATTGGTCTTCTAATAAGTTACCAATCAAATCTTCAGTCATAGCAACGGCGTCCAAGGTATTGTTTCCTTGCGTAAACCCGCCTTTTAGGTCAGGGACTCGAACAAAAATATAGTCCCCATCTTCGCTAAAAATAGCAGGGTAAATTACCATATCCTTCTTCATAGAGTCGATCTCCTTTGTGTTTTCTTTGTCAGTTTCATACTTCAGGGAGAAAAAATCAGGTTAGTATTTGAGAGTATACCAAAACGATCACTCATTTTGGCCGCAATAAAGAAACACTATGGTTTCTCTATATTTGCTTCTCTCAAAATCGCGCGCTCCAACCCTTTTCCGAGTTCCTTAGCATGAATCGGTACCATGACAGTAATATTGCTTTGGGTGTTGTAGAGTTTTAAATGTGATGATCCATTCTGCGATTTCTCGATAAAGCCATGTTCTTTCAACAGTTTAACCATCTGTCGTGGCTTCATCGGCATACTACTCACCTCTTTATTATCGATAATCACATTATACACATTGAATACACACTTAGCAACGAAAAATATTCGTATGTAACAAAAAAAGAGCCGCTCTACCACAGACGGTCCCTCGGACTAATTTCAAACTAAACTGAGAGAAGTTTTCACCTCTTTTCAGGTTAGTTTTATGACCCAGCGTTAAGCAAAAATTTGTTTAGGGTCAATGGACCTTGTAGGATTCGAACCTACGACCGAACGGTTATGAGCCATCTACTCTAACCAGCTGAGTTAAAGGTCCTTAATGACCGGTTATGCAGGCCGGTCAATTTTATGAAGGAGTTTGGCGGGCTAATACGTGCAACGGGATTCGAACCCGTATCTTCTTTGCTCTGCCGTTGAGCTATGCACGTTACTCAGGGAGGTAATCTTGTGGCCGGTTCATCATTCCACCACAATGCACGCAGCGGGGTTCGAACCCGCGTCAGGCAATGACTGTCTGCTCTGCCATTGAGCTATGCGTGTTTTTCTTAATTCTTTCGATGATACTAGAATAACCCTTAAATATGGCTGGTGCCTGCAGTCCGACTGCACAAAAACTGCACTCAAACTGCATCAAAACTGCTTTTTTTAAAAATATGGAGATCATCCAGCATGTAGCAATCGGCAAACTGCAATAGTGCTTTGGGCTTCCAAACGTGGAAATAGCTGGACTCAGAAAATCCTAAGTCCATAAAACACATGGTATCTGATAGTTCTTGTAGATATAGTTCATCTAGTATATTCTGGCAATCTTTATCACAGTGTTTAATTGCTTGGATTGTCCGTTTAACGACTTCTTCGGCATATAACCGCCGCACAATTCTTGAATCTGTCGCATTACCTGATGGCTGAGATTTTGGCATTCCATCATAGCTAGGTGATTTTAAGTCGCTCATTGACTGTCCACTGATACGGACCATCTTAGGCAATACTACAGATAAAAAGTGTGTCACGTTTTGCAAAGTTGCTCCAACATCTACCTCTGGGAAGAGACTTCCCATGTTCATATTGTCAAAATCTAATTCAGCCAACCCTTTCAGCCCCTATCAATGGTATAATTAATTTGTTGACCATTGAGTAAGAACGAATTGGGTGAGGGCTGTTGCGTCAGCCCTTTTTTGCTATCTAAAATGGCCGTGTAAGCTCGTGTAGCACGTTAGTAATTTCCACATTGCTCAGCATACCCAAAGCAATGTAAACTTCCTTAGGCACGCTGTGCTCGCTTAATCTGGATTGAAACTCAGCTATCCCCATCAATACATCGTCTTTCGGCACCAATGCTTCCAGATAGTTAAGCAACATACGCTGGTTACCGTTCATTTCGTCGCGTGTTTTATCCATAATACGTCCTCCTACATGAAATATGAATTTTATCTCATTGTCAGCTCATGGATAACCTGGTTGCGTTCCTTCGCTGACAGCTTGTTAATCGTGTTGCGTTGGCTGTCGCTCAGCTTGATAAAGTGATTGCCACACCACACTAGCGCCTGTGCCACATCGCCACCATAGCTTGCCATGCCTTGCAGCACGTATTTTCGATACTCAATCTGTTCGTGTGTCATTGTCCGCCTCCGCCCAACAGGTCTGGAATTTTTTCAAATGGGACAGTTGTTCTAGTAACCGTGTCAGCACATTCAAATGTCGAACCATCACTAGTCTGGTAGATTCTTTCCACGGTTGCTAAATTGATCCAAACTAATCCACCATCAATATCGGTGACTCTAATCCACTTAACTTCACTGCTGTAATTAAACATTGTCTGCCTCCCGCTCGGTACCCGTCTAGCCACGCTCTAAATTTTGGTACCATCATTTGCCCTCCCAATCTCAACATCACTCGGTGCCACCTCAATATGCCTGTGGCTGCCTTTAACTTTTATCATCGCCGATCGGCTATCGCCACGCGTGATCCAGCATAGCCATGTAGCCGGCTGCTTAACGTGGCGTCGGTGGTAATACACCTTATCGTCGTGCTTCATTGTCTGCCACCATAGATAACAACCGCCGAAGGAAACGGTGCCGCATCTTTTGATTCACCATTCAGTTCAAATTTCAGCCGTCCACGTAAAAACTTGATTTGTGCTTTTCCAAAAATGAAATCATGCCAGTAGCTGGTGTCTGTTCTTGCTGGGATAAGTAGCACAATGTAACCGTCATGTTTTTTGATACTTTCTTCATACGCTTTCTTGACCCATTTTCGTAATTCTCTACCGTATGGCGGGTTTAAGAACAGGTTGCCTTTAATCTCATGCCAGGGCTTAGTAAGTGAGTCGTCTTCCTCGCTGAAAAAGTTCTCACATTTAGCATTCTCACGACTCGCCGCTAGGTCAAAACTGAAATGGTATTTGTCATTAAGCTTCTTAAAAAAATCTTGTGGTGTTTCCCAATAATTCTTTTCTGATGATAGCAAGGCGTTATTCATTGTCTGCCTCCCGTAGCTTCTCTCGCATGCAGCGCACCCAATCTTTGTCGCGTCCCATAACACTAGCAATTCCTTTATTGTTAGGCCGATCCATGTGATCGAGGTTGTATTTCAACTGTGTTAATTCATCTGGTGTGGCTTGGTAATCCAATTCGTCACGATTTTTCATTCTGCCACGTAATTGCTGTATATATTGCGGTGTTTTCGACCGTTCTTGTGCAATATATTTGTTGGTGCATCCGTGGAGAATAAGGTGGCGTAGAATCTTAGTTTTAGCTGTGTGCTGTTCCTCAGTCTGACCACGAATCTCTTTTTTAATATCCTTCGGCCAATCATCTGGATTGTCGCCATAATTGGCGTAAGCAGTTATAATTGCAGCTGCCATTTTCTTGTTTGGTGACATAACTTTTACTCCTTATCAACAATTTTGAACGTGATTTCTCCTGATTTTTTAATCATTTTTGTTTACCTTCCTTAGCCTCAGCTTGGTGTTCCCGCGCGTGTTCCGCCATACGACGCTTCTTTTGCTTCACTGTACGTCACTTAGAGTGCTTCCGTTGTTTCGACATTACTCTGCCTCCTCAAATGCAATTTCAGTGGTCTTGGCTCCCAGATAGTCTAGCAACTCACGCATTCTTCGAAAGCTCTTCCCCGTAGCCTCAACCTTTTGGGTCGAAATATTAACCAGCATGAATTCCCCTGAAAATGTGTTGAAGACGATGCTGTAAAGATCACCCTTAATCATGAAGAAGCGGCCATTCATATCCACTCTCATACTCCCGCCTCCGTAACCGTGACTTCAATCCGCGGATCGTCCGAGTAGTACTTACTGCAGGAGACATCCGTGATAAGATTGTCGTCTTCCCACACAATGCCAGTCAGTGCGTCCTCAATCAGCTTCAAGTAGTTTGAGGTGTCCGGCTTAACGATTGGCCGCTCTAGCCCTTCAGCTCGACGCTTATGCTTGAGCTTACTTATACTGGTCTGAATCGGTCGGTAAACCTTGATTTCAACGCGAAGCGCTTTATGCTCGAGCATCGGCCCTTTGTACTGTAGCTTGGCCTCCTGAGTCACCATTCTCTTGTAGACGTGACTCTTTTTTGGGTCGTAGGCGTGACCAGTTCGTGTAAAACGTGGGCGTCCTGCAGGTACTGGATCACCATTAACAACGATTGTAATAGGAGGAATACGATCCAACGGTCGGGCCCGTAAGCCCTTTGGCAGTAGCATTTCCTTTATGCCTTTTTTAGCGCTGGCCATCGATTCATTAAATGAAATTCCCCCGGTATTAATTGGCATGTATTTCCGCCTCCTTCAGTACCCGTTTACCCTTGCTGGTCACCCGAATGGTTCGCGTTTGCATCGGCATATAAGTAATGCAGTCTGCTTCGTACAGCGCCGTAATCCGGTCATAAATCATCGAGCTACTTGTGTACCCTGCCAGCTCTCCAATCTCGCGAACAGACGGGGAATATCCGTGTTCTCGAATTAGGCGATCAACGACGGCAAGTACCGCAATTAAATTAGGATTAGTCATCGTTGTCCCCCTCCAACAGTTCTGGGTCCTCGTGGATGTTCCCAACAACTTGCAGCGCTTTGTAATCGGTCCAGTATTCTTGCCGCCACATCGTCTTTACGCCGTTGTAGAAAAACACGCAATATCCATAACGTGAGTTGTATCGGATGTCGCCTACGATTCCCTGAGCGGTCGCAAACAGCTGAAAACGTATGATGTCGCCCTCGTAGATCTCTCGGCCATTGGTATCATTTACCCCGGTGTACTGCTCAGCAATCAATCCCGAATCATCTAAAGCATCAGAGAAGCAGCATAGGTCATCGTCGTATTCGTGCTCTACGTTGTAGATATAACACTTTCTCACGCAATTCCACGCTCTGAATTTAATCTCTCGCATTGCCTACGCCTCCTGCTTGATTCTCAAGAACTTATTGATGAAGTACCGCTGCCCTTTGCCAGTCACAAGCGTGGTTCCTTTGATGGTCGTGTGACCGTCTGAGTGCTCAATGACCAGTTCTCTTACCCGAAATAGTCCCAAATCCATGGACCGTTGTGTCGGACGATTACGGTCGCGCCCACTACGGATTAAATATCCGTGTTCACGAAGCCAAACGAACAGGCGATTCTGACCAATAAGCACGCCGTTTTGTTTCAATAACTTGGCTAGTTCACGAATTAGAATCGTATCGGTTGATCCTCCGACAGCGTCTGCAAACCGTGCCTTAGGTGCCATAATCTGGTTCTCGTCGTGTAGGCGTTGAACCTCAGCTTGGGATCGCTTGTACTTCTCCAGAAACTTGATCATGTTATCCGGATTCGACATCCAGTCATAGGCCGTTTTCGGAGTCACATAGGCACCCTCTCGGCGAATGGATGGGAGCACTTGCTCGTAAATCCAATCTTGAAAAGGCTCAGCACTTGGCAAGTGGCTTTGACCGGCTAGCTGATAGACACCTGGCTCAGAAATAACCGTCATCAGCTGGATTCCAGAGGGGGTAACGATTCGTTCCTCCCTCTGATACTTAGCCTTTACATGATCTTTAATGGCTTTGCTCGTGTTTAGATATCCGATTGCCAGTGCAACGTCTTTCCCAACAAAATACGGTTCATTGTCCATAACTACCGTACGTACTTGTTTCCCCTCAAAGTCAAAGGGTGTAATTTCGTTCATGCTTGTGCCTCCTCAGGCGCTCTCTTCGCTTTAAATTTCTTGATGCGTGCATCCAACTCCGCCTGCTTGTCAGGACTTAGCCCCTTTGGCTTGCCCGCGGGCTTATCAGGCGTCTTCTGCGCCCAGTCTGGCAGTGTCTCCTTGGCCCTTGTAGGCTTAGATCCACCTCGTCCGCGTGACGCCGCCTGCATTTTCATTTGGTCGAATTGTTTACGGAGCTTGGCTCCTGATAAGATATTCGACTTCCAGAAATCATCGTGCTGGCACCAGTCAACCATGCCATCAAGCTTGTCGTATGCGTGGCCATCTTGGGTGTGAGCCAAACGAATATCATTAGCCCAGGTCTGTAGCTTGCGTTCGTCACCCTTAGGCGAGAAGTCAGGGTCATTATCCCGAATGGCCTTAAGCAAGTGCTGGGCGATTTGATACGGCTGACCATCAGGTCCGTACTTCGGCTTGTCCGAGTTCGGACGTATTGTTTTTTTATCCTTTACTTTACTTTCCTTTACTTTACTTTCCTTGCCATCCGAATCAGATGGCATTGCCATAGCATTGCTATTTTTCTGAGATGGCTTTGGCTTAGATTCTTCTTCGCCAGTAGATGGATTAGCTTTAGAATTGCCATTCCAACGGGACTTGGCACCCTTTTTACCAGCTTCTGACCGCCGCCTACTTTTAGCATCCTTTAACGCCATTCTTTTGTTAAATCCTTCGGAGTAGAAGTACTTACCATCATCGGTAAAGGCAAATAACCCGAAATCTTCAACAACCGCTTTTATCTGCGAAGCATCAACACGAAGGTCAAAGGCTATAGCATTATAATCTTTGACACTCGTGTAATCGTCTTCATCGCGGAGACGTTCAAGAAGCATAAAGTAAATGGCGTACCCGATTGCACCGACTTTCATCCGAACCTGCAGCATCTTACTTGAATTTCTAGCATTGCTATCATGAGAGAAGTAATTATTCAAAAGTCGTTCACCTCTCTATTCCTCCCACCCACCACTTGCTTTACTAGAACGGTAAATCGTCGTCTGTAACGTCGATTGAATCGCTAGCCGGTACGGTCTGCTGGGTATTATGTTGTTGTGATTCACTCTGACGATCAGGCAAGTCAAAATCATTAACATTAACCCCTAGCTGGGTCTGACCATTGTACTCAGTGATTTCTAGGTCGCCCGATACAATAACATGGCTTCCCTTATGGTAGAAACGTTGAATGACGTTCGCACGGTTCCCCCAGACGGTGCATCGGAACCAGTCGGTCCCATACTGGCCATCTTCACTCTGCCGGTTCTGACGAACCGCAACACTGAAATTAGCAACCTGCATACCGTTTTGTGTTGATCGTACTTCTGGATCCTTACCTACGTTTCCGGATATTGTGATTGTTCTCATGCTGTTTTATTCCCTTCTTCAGATAACTTAGTTAGCTTGTTTGTTGCTAAAATAACCAGTTCATTTGCGCTTTCGTGTGTTAGCTGATCCATACTCGTTGCCTCTGCCTTATTGAGAATGGCGGTCGCAACGACATTTAAATCGGTCTTAGCCTTGTCTGAGATTGCTTGAAATAGTTTCCCCAGCGTGTCCTTTTGTTTCTTAGATGCTGGCGTAGGATTAGGATGTTGGCGTTTTTGAGTTCCCTGGGTATACCCGCCATTGGGATTACTATCATCGGCGTCCGGATCTTCATCCTTGTCGGTAATATTGAATAGTTGTTTGTAGAAGTACTTCTGCGCACTCGTGCAAGCCTTAGCCATTGCCTTCTCACCAGAATCTTGACCACTACCGGGCATGGTTCCAACAACCGTGTTTTCTCCATCCGTGATAGTGAAGGTCCCCATCACGTCGACGAAATGATTCTCGCCGCCTCGCTTTGAAGCCTTATCGTACTGATTGATGACTTCATACTGAGGAATAATTCGAATACCGGCTTCACGAATTGCGGACTCGACAGCATACTTGATGGCCGTTTCACTTTGAAAACGGTATTTTTGAAATGAATTGTTTCCGTCCTTACCAATTGGGCCAATGTGTTTTGAGGCCTCATTCAGTTTTTGAATTAAATTCAGTTCTTTTTCCTCGGTCACGATGTTTCCCTCCTATCGAATCCGAATGGACCGACCTTGCGTTAACTCGGCTCCCGGAACACTTTCTCCGTCCTTCAGGGCGGCTAGAATGGACTTCTTATCGAGACTAGTTGTCGTCCTAACAAAGTCACCAGGTACTTTCTCCTCGTCCGTTAAATTGACACTGGCCGGGTTATTCTGAATCCAAATTGCTAGGTCAACGTCTTTAACGTGGTCTAAACCGGCCGCCTCTAGTCCTTGCTGTAAGGCGTCCTTTAATCGTCTAATGTTGCTAGCGAGTGAAGACTTTCGGTCAGCATCGGCCTTCATTTTCTCGGCAAGTTGCTTTTCATCGGACGTTAGCTGCTTGATTACCTTGCCATAGCCGATTGCCTTATCTGCAATGCCATCTTTCAGGCTGAGAATCGTGTCATCAAACGCCTGTTTATCTTCCGGATCGGCACTTTCGGCTAATCGAACGACTTGGTATAGATTGTCTTCCAATTGATAAAGATTCATTACTTAACCTCCACTTCGGGTTGCCATTCTGCCAGCTGATCGTTAATTCGATACAAATGATCGAGTTCTTCGTTGGTTATTGGGTGTCCCGGTTCGTCGATCGCTTCGATAAGATTAAATAGTTCGCCGCGAATATCGGCCAACCGATTACGACTTTTGCTAGTAACCTGGGCCACAAGAATCACGGGGCCGCTTGCAGTTTGCTTGCCTAATACTTGATCCATGTGATCGCCTCCATGTCGCCAAACTCTTCGCCAACTAAATCAGTTAGTTCCGATCGGTTGTCCGGAAGGCTGTCGGTGTCCCGGTCGCTGTAGTCGTACAGGAAGTTCCGAATCGCTTCGGCGTTGCGGGGCACGTAGATATCCCCACCGTCGAGTTTCAGGTATTCTTCTCCGTCGACCAGTCGTAACCCGGTGATGTCTTGCGGGGTAGTGTCGCCGGCCATTAACTCATCATAGTGTGGTGCAAATCCGCCTAAAGTCATTGAATCCACCACCCTTTCAGAGTAGAATTGAAGTCAAAGAAATGTGATACATGCAATTTATCTTCGAGTTCTGAGCTGCCACTCAGGGCTCTTTTTTTATGCCATAGAATCATTTCTGTTCCTCCTTTAACTCAAGTCCAAAGAAATCAATTGCCCAGGCCTTCCAGCCGCCCATTGCGTGAACCGATTCAGATAGCCAGTAGCCGAAGCTGACGCACAGTGCAATCAGGCCGAACCATGAGACAACCTCACCAACGTAGTAGTAGAACAAATCCATAATTATTAACTCCTCTCATCTAAGTACCTGCGCCAGGCGTCCCGAACTTCCGGGAACAACCAAACGCGTTTGCCACGCTTGCCAGGGGCTCCTGCACGACGTTCGAGCTTTGCCACGTATCCCAGCGGAACGAAGTTTTGCTCAAGATTGCTAGTGGAGACCCCGGTCATGTCCGCCAGCTGACTAAGGTTGACGGAGATTTGAAGCTTGTCATTTTCGCCCAACTTTTCATTCACTTGGTCCTCAATGACCTTTTGTGCTACTGCTTGTGGATCGAACGTCGCCATGGTTTTAACCTCCTAACCTTGTGTTAGCTTTATTGAAGACATTCTGTAAATTGATGCCTGCATAATCTGCCTTCATCACAATATCGGTATTTTCCGACATGATTTCTTCGGCATATTCATCAAAGTATTTGTCGATGAGTAGCACTTGCTGTGGAGATCTAAACTTCTTTTCAGTACTCATTGCCTCATCGAATTCCTCTTCAATTGCTCGCCGATCGTTCTCCTCCTTGCGCTGCCGAAACATCGCTGAGATAACATCGTTGTGCTTCGTCGTGTCTTTCAAGAAAGACAGCAGCCCATAATCCGTTCTGGCACCCGACAGGGCTAAGAGAATGCTGTGCAGCCTGTGCGCAATTGCAACTCTCATACTCTTGTCACCGGACCGTTCACCATTGGACATCCGGGTAAGCTGTGACTTAGAAATATGTGCTCCTTCAGCGACATCTTTCCGCATAAAACCAACGAGATCCAGACTTAGCTGCTCTGCAAATTTATTTTTCATTCAATCACTTCCTTTACTTGGCAACCCATTCAAATTCCTTTGACGAGGACCACTGATACAATTTAGTTATTGGAGGAACCGGCAAGCAGAACCACCACAACGATGATTCCCAATACTCCTTCATCAGCTCACCTCCTCAGAATGTTCATTGAAAAATGAATACCCATCACCTTCTTTGGTACAATTAGTGCTGGAAGGAGGTGACAAACATGCTTGTTGATCCTAACTCCTTTGCAAACTCAGTTGTTGCATCTGATGTTGAAGCTAAAACCCTTGATGAAAAGTTAGCCCTTTACAATAAGGCTTTAGCATTGGCTATCAAGAACAACAAATCTGAAAATGCAAAAGCAAATATCGAACATCGCAAACAAAGGCCAACCACAGAAGATCAGAAAAAACACCTTCGAAAAATGGGCTTGATCTAGTTTGCACTTAGGAGACGGGCAATTAGTCCATCTCCTTTTTTGCTGACAGAATCTGTGCAGTGGGACTATTTTTGATTGCATCAACAGCCCCTTTAAGTAGCTCGTCTTGTAAGTTCGATTCTCCCTGACAAAGTACTAACAATGTTAATAATCTATTAGTTCGTTTCAATTCACTAAGAATTTCATCATTCATCAGATTACCTCCTCAGTATGATTACCTAAAATTGTGGTAGGATTATCAATTTTTAACAACATTTTGTAGTTAAAAGCTTCAAAAAAAATTTTCTCTTTCGGCTCCTTGAAAAGCTCTTGAAGAAACTGCATTTGAGCGGGACTAGGTGTGGAATTTCCAAGCTCCCATTTACTAATAGTTCTTTGCGAAACATTAAGCATCTGAGCTAATGCGGTTTGCGTCAGTCCTTGATTCTCGCGTAAGTTTTTAAGATTGTTTCTCAATTAAGTCACCCCCTTACAACCTTATGTAGTTATAATATACTACGTTTTGTTGTAAGTCAATGGCTTTTACTCATTTTTGTAGTATCATATTTCATCTACTACATATCGTGGTACTATGAAATAAACGGAGGTTCACTATGCTAGCTGAAAGAATAAAAGAATTAAGAAAGAAAAGAAAACTAAGTCAGCGTGAACTCGCTGAAAGGATAAATGTTTCTCAACAAACCGTTGGTAGCTGGGAGACTGGTCGGTCAGAACCAAATTCAGATATGATGTTAAGGCTTTCCGAATTATTCGGTGTAACCCTAGATTACTTACTTGGGAAAAACCAGACTCCTATTTGGGCAAACGATAAAGACACTAACGACTTAGAAAAATTCCTAACTGATAACGAGGGGTCCATGACTTATGGCGGTGAGGATCTCACAGAAGAAGAAAAAGAACAAGTGCGTGTGGCGATGACAACTATTTTCTGGAAGCGCCATAAACACGACTAGGGGCTGATTGTTTGGAAAAGATTAGTAACGTTGTTAAAACGGTGACGAATCGGTATCACACCGCCAACCCTTTTACTATTGCTGAAAAACTTAATATTCAAGTCGAATGGTTCTTGTTTGGCCATTATCCACTAGGCAAAACTGTCTATGATGGCGATCAGCCTGTTGTTATGCTCAATACAACAATTAGACATACCCCTACCCAATACTTTGTTATGGGCCACGAGCTAGGCCACGCCATCCTTCAAGAGGGCCTGGTCGGCTACTATACAAGTAGTACCCGCGCACACGGTCAGCTCGAAACCGAAGCAGATGAATTCTCAGTCGCTCTGATGGGTTTACTGTTTATCGAAGATAACGACCGTATGCCGTCTTCGTACAAAGACTTAGCACGCCAATATGGCCTGCCCTACGATTTTGATTAGGTAAGCCTGCCTGATATACTTACAATTCTGGAAAAATATAACGTGTCCAAAACTGATGACGTTAAAAGCTGTACATATTTTTAGGAGGAATTATCTTATGGATAATGATACGAAAACGCATTGCACTAATTGCGGAAAGGAAATACCGTCAAAAGTTGATTTTTGCCCTTTCTGTGGTGCTAAGCAGGCATCTTCGACTGATAGCGAAGTAGAAAATAATGAAAACGCTACCGAAATGAAGAAAGGTGATTCACAAAAAAAGCCACGAAAAAAATGGTATAAGCGTTGGTGGATATGGGTTATTGCCATTATTTTAGTATTAGCAGCAATTGGCGCTGCTAGCAGTTCAGATGATTCGGATTCATCATCTTCCTCTGATGAATCTTCTGCAACATCCACTGCAAAAAAGAATAGCTCTTCCAGTTCCAGCAGTAGTACATCAACTTCCGTACGCAAATCCGTACAAGTTCTCGATAGTAACAGCGAAGATCAATTAGCCGAAAAAGGGGAAACTAACGCCAACCAAATTAGATACGGAGAATTAATCAAATCTAATGATTATTACGGAAAGCCCTACTCTATTAGTAAAGGAGAGGTCCTACAAGCTAGTGAAAGCAAGGGCGTTACGACATTACTTGTTTACATCGATGACGACACAGATCAACTATTTGAAGTAGCAGTTCGTGGAAAAACTAAGGCGATTGAGGACGACTATGTTTCCATCAATGGTGTTCTAGATAAAATGACTGACTATGATACACAGTCTGGTGGCTCTAATACCGTCCCGGTAATATTTGCAAAAAAAGCAACAGTCGTTGGGCATGACGATAATTAGTCCTTATTTTTAATTAAGTAATAAGCTCCTAGCTTCTGTCTGGTGACTCCCCTCGGTTCGATTCCGGAGAGAAGCGTAAATACGATAAGGAGGGATCATCCATGCCTGAAAAACCTGAAAATTCAAAGATAACCAAGGGTGATATAATGCGCCAAGCCATAAAGAACTTTAAGACCGTTTATTATGGAAATCGTTGGAATAAAAAGTTTGAATTTATCCCAACTTGGCTTCTCCACGAATCAGAAATGTTTCTTGAAGAGAAAAAGAATTATACTCACTACAAAACGTTCAAACGTGGTGCAATTGTAAATGTGGATTTTGGTGTAAATATAGGTGACGAGTTATCGGGCCCACACTTTGCAATCATTTTAAATAAAAATGACAGTCCCTCACGTGGTGTATTGACTGTGCTCCCCCTAACTTCTCATGACCATCCGAATGAAGTTAAGCTTACTGATACAATTCGCAATTTGAGCAGTGATATGTTTCGTGATACTGGATTAGGCGTTACGCTTGCACTCTATGCGACTGAGATAGGTGCAGATGAATTTTATTTGGCTGCTAATCCCAAATTTCCAAACGCAAAGCAAAGATTGAAAACAAGTTTGATGTCTGGAGAAGACAAAGAATTAGGAAAAAGTACATTTGAGATTATTACACATATTATTCCCAATAAAAATACAGCATTTCGTTTGTTGTCTAATAACGGTAAACGAACAACTATTAATTTAGGACGGTTACTAAATCCTGATGGTTCTCATTCCGATATTGTAAAAGACTTAGTTAATACACTTATATGGACAAAAAGGAAATATGAGGATTATAACTTAGTCACTTACGCAAAAGTAGCAGACGTTACAACTATCAGCAAGCAACGTCTTAATAGGCTAAGCCCCTTTGATCCAATTGGTAAAATTATGGTTTCCAACTCAACATTGACACAAATAGATCAGGCCTTGGCAAAACTTTTCATCAAACAAAAGTCATTGGTTGACAATAGTTCCAGAATGGATAATAATTAGGTTATTGAGGGTTACATTATGTACGCCCACCTAATTTATCCTAGTAATTCTGGGATCTAAACGGTTAGCCAATGGCTAGCCGTTTTTTTATTTTATAAAGCTCTAGTTAAATTTTTATTTGACCGCGAATTTACAGTTCAAGTACAAGACTTGTGCATTATCATTAACTCGTTTTTATTATATTATTTTTTCGAACCCTTAGCTCAACAGAATAGAGCAACAGTTTCCTAAACTGTAGGTTGCGAGTTCGATTCTCGCAGGGTTCATTGGACCTTTAGCTCAGCTGGTTAGAGTAGACGGCTCAT